GAACGCATGAAGTCAACGACCTGCATGTCCCGCCAATCTTCTAATTTCCACAACAATTGCAACTCCAATTTCCTCTCCATCTTTCGCTGGAGACGAAGGGAACCAAGGGAGCCTGCGGATGCCGCCTCTCTGGCCCTGACGTTGCCAGTCGCCCGCTCGCATCGCGCTACCATCTGGCGAACGCGCTCTTGGGTGACGCCAAAGGCTTCGCCAACTTTACGCAGCGTGGCTCCGTCCTCTTTCCTCATGCGGTATACCTGCCAGTGTTTGTCTGACAACTCGTCGGCATAAAACGACATCACACATCCTTCCATGGGTTAGCCGGGGGCGGCTCTGCCTGCGGCGGGTTCTTCAACGCCTGCGTGATCTTCCTGATCTCCTCCGCCTTGGTCGTCATCGGCCCGGACAGTTCAGGGTCCACTTGCAACAAGCGGTTTGCTGCTCTGCTCCACAGGTCACGCCAGTATTCGGCGCGCTCCTGCCAGAACGTGGCTTGCTGCCGCAGTTCTTGGATTTCGCGCTTGAGGTCGTCGGTCATGGGTTGTCTCCCCTCAGTTCTGCGAGGGCAGCGCGGGCGAGGTCATAAGGATCGTCGGCATAGGGGGCTTTGCCAGCGATCTTGTCGAGAGCCTTCACCGCCTTCGCCAGCTTGGCCTCCAGCGCCTCAATGCGGTCGGCTGTTTCGTCCCAATCAGCGGCTAACTCGGCGTCCTGTCTCGCGCATTTCTCGTGGTCCAGATACAGACGAACAGCGTAGGTATTGGAGGGACTGCGATGACCCTGATCGAACAGAAGGCGCTGGCCCATCAACGCAGCCGCCACAGCTTCGTTATTGGCTTGAATAAGTCTCTCATGTTTCGCCCTATCCCGCAGCCGCTTCACCAGATCGTTGTCGTCGGTCATTTTTTGTCTCCCTCAATCTCGGCCAGCGTGACAGTCGCGCCACGACGGTAGTGAGACACGTGGCGATATCCTATTCTGTCGTCCCTCATGGCGGTCAACCGTTCCACCGCAATCGCCAGCTTGGCCTCTGCGCCCAACAGCGCCTCAATCCGAGCCTTCGCCTTGTCGCGCGCGTCCTCCGCGCCCATCATCCACGCAAGCGTCAGGTCGCAGTCCTCTCCCAGCGGGCATTGCTTCTTGGTCATGGCTTCGGCTCCTCGATGAACTGCGCGGGGTCTAGCCGGCGGATGTCAGCCGCCTCAAGCGCCAAGCAATTTGCCTCACCGCAAGACTCCCAGCGCAGGCGGTTGTTCCTGTGGCTGCATTGTAGAACCGTCTCCCTCCCAGCGCAGGCACAATCAACAGACTGTGCCGCCCCCCCAAGCGCCCGCTTGATCGCGGCCTCCACCAGATCTTCGCGGATGTAAAGCCAATCCGTTTCATGCGGGTCTCGATGCCAAGTCTTGTGTATTGGATCGATGCCAATCCGTTTCGGTGCTTCACTCATCCCTTCTCCTCCTCATGCCCTATCGGCGTTGCCGGGCTGGCGTCGATCATGGCCAGCACAAGATCAAGATGACGCTCGGCCCATGCTTCGGCGCTTCTATGCATGGCTCTGATCCATTTCAAATCGTTCCGCCACCCGCGCCAGCGCGAGATCGGGTGACGCTGGCAGCCGATTTGCAGAGTGTCAGCGGTGTAGGTCACGGGCCATTCTTCAATCTGCATGGATTTGACCTCGCTCATGTTGCCGATGCAATCATTGAGGTTCGCCCCGCGCAGGTTCGCCCCGCCCAGGTCCGCTCCGCCCAGGTCCGCTCCTTGCAGGATCGCCCAGCGCAGGTCCGCCCCGCCCAGGTCCGCTCCGCTCAGGTCCGCTCCGCGCAGGTCCGCCCCGCGCAGGTCCGCTCCGCTCAGGTCCGCTCCGTGCAGGATCGCCCAGCGCAGGTCTGCCCCGTACAGGTTAAGCCCGCTCAGATCCTCGCCGGATAGATCAAGCATCCGGCCGCCTTCCTTGCCCCACAAATGCAGCCTATGCAGCCGGATGCGCTCGTCGAGTTCCTCTTGCGTCATCACACTTCCTCCGTGAAATACTGCGGCGGCAGGCCTTCTACCCACTCGCGACGGACCACGGCGATGCGGCCATCTCGCGCGTAGATGTCGGCATCATTGCGAGTTGACCACCAGTGCCCGAAGGGGCCGACGCAATAGTCATTCGCCCAATGCACCTGCTTCTGCGGCGCGTCTTCCTCAATCGCAGCGATCTCATCCATCGCGGGTTCATACTCTAGCGTCCCGACCTGCTCTTCCAACGCCTCAATCCGCTTTTGCAGCGGCTTGAGGCGGTCTTCGTGGATGAACTCCACGATCTGTGCGATCCTCTGCGCGATGGCGTCCTCGATCACGCTGTTACGGATCAGGTCGCGCGCCATCTCTCTCATCTGTGCGTGCCTGTCGCTCACAGATTCCCCTCCAGCTTCTCAAGCCGCGCCTTCATGTCGAGCAGAAACTCGAACAACTTGATGTAGAAGTAAGCGTCAGGCCCGGACGGAAACCCGAGCAACTTGGCGAGACGCTGCGCCTCTTCGATATCCTCGCTCACAGCTTCCCCTCCTGCATCTTCCTGAACACCGCCTTGAACGCCTCGATCACGGCCCGCTCTACTTGCTCCTTGGTCATTTGCTCACCCCCAAATTGCTCGGCCTCATCGGCGGGATCGGCACCGGCTGACGCGCTACACGCAGCCCCTCTGGCCTCGGCGGCGGGATCGGAACAGGCTCATACAGCCGGTGCGTCTCGCACACCGTCACCGTGCCGGGCTCCTCACTGGCAATCAGACCTTGCACCGCGCGGCAGTGATCCATCTCGGCGTAGACGCCGACGTAGCCTTGCCAACCTGTGGATAGGCCAACTGTCAGGATTGTCACACTCAGCACGCTCATGTTCTCACCTGTCCAGATTGTTTTGCCAGATGCAGCATCACGCGCGTCAGCGCAGCGCTCACATTCGGCGGGATTACATCCCGATGCTCCTGCATCGTCAGCACAACGCCAACGCTCGGGAACGGCAACTGCCACACGACCTGTCCGTCATCCTGTGCTGTCACCGACGCTTCCATTTTCAGTAAGGGCACGGTTCACCCCTCCTATACGCAGGCCCGCTCACCTCGCTCGGGTCCTTCTTCTCAGACCTCGGTACTCGGACCTCGGGCCTTACACCTTGTTGCCGCAGTTCCTCTTCTAGCCACTTGGGCAGCGGCTCCTCATGCGTTGCCATCCCCATCCTCTCCATTGTTGATCGGCTCCTGCACTATCCGCGCCGCGATCTGCGCGAGCATCTTGATTTCGTTCGCGCGCATGACATTCCAGTAATTGCCTATCGTCTTGTCGGTCTGGATCAGCTCTGCTACGCGCTCGATCCTGTTGAGCGCACTGAGCAGGTCCGTGATCCGCGGTTCGTGCCACTTGGCCATTGGTTTGCTCCTTAGTGGACACCGCCGGTGAGGTTTCGGAGGTGTTTTGTTGCGTCGATGATTGCGTCGTATTTTCCGGATGCGAGGACGGCGGCGAGTTCGACGACGAGTTCTTTGTATTCCTCGGGTGTGACGTTGTAGATGGAGCACATGACGACGATCATGGTTTCGATATCGCCGAGGTCTGCCACTTCTGGCAGGGCGTGGATGAAGGTGTGCTGTTCTTCTTGGGTTATCATTGGGGGGCTCCCATGAGGGCTGCGGCGGCAGCGGCGGGGGACTCCGCCCTCTCCAATTCTGCCTTGTACATCTTGAGATCGAGCAGGAGTTCTGCCTTTTCGGTTGAGAGTCGCGCGACGGTTTGTTGGAGGCGCGCGATTTCGTTGCGTTGTTTGTCTACTTTGGAGCGGAGGCTGTTGAGTTCGGCGTCAGATTGTGGGGCTTGCATCGTCTGGTTCCTCTTCTTCGTCGGTGTCTTCTGCGCGCAGTTCTCCGCTACCGAAGCAGCGCTCGCACTCGCAGTATTTGGTTGTGAGGTACCCGTATGGGTTGCTGAAGGAGGCGTGGACGGCGACTTCGTACTCGACTTGGCCGGTCCCTTCGCACTCTGGACAGGTGATCTTGGTCATCGCGGGCTCCTTGGTAGGCGTCCTCGGACCATCGCATCGGTATGCGATCTTGTCAAGCCCCTAAAATCGACAAAAACAAAAGAAATGGGCCCCGGTACTCGCGCACCGGGGCCCTGCGTAGCCGTTTGGAGTGCCCTACCAAGACACGCCCCCTACCTACGCGGTCTTGCCCCTCGTGTCAACATGGGTGATGCGGTTTCGCGCATATTTTTTTTTCAACCCTCGGCGGGCTCGTCAGCCTTCGACGGCCGCCACTTCGTCTTTGTCTTGTACGAATCGTGCATGATCCGTAGCTGCCCGGAGATGGTGCGACCTTGCTGGGCAGCCATCTCGCGAACTTCTAGGTACATTTCTCGCGGAACGAGAATAGATTTCCAGCGTGTGAGGTCCATTGTCTTGCCTGTTGTTGCGCTGTCTGCGACAATATATGGTGTCGCTCATAAAGGCAAGCGCATTATGTGGCCTGTCGCAGTCGTTTTGACTCGTCGATGAATGCTTCCATCCGCAATGTCTGCTCGTATTCGGTGAACATTTCCTTCCTGATCCAGTTCCGCGGTTCGTGAGGCGCGGTCATCAGCACGATGCCCACGTCGAGTGCAACGCAGGCTACCCAGATTGAGCTGTCTTTTTTGCGGCTGAAAAAGTGGTAGCGGTATGGGGTTGGCCAGCGCGGGTCTTGGTGTGGCTTGGTTGCCGATTTGACTTGAACTGGCAGAAGTGTGCCATTTGGCATCTTGCACCAGAGGTCGGCCTCTTGGCGATTGACGTGGTGGCACTCGATACCGTTGCGCTCAAGCAAATAGGCGGCGAGGAACTCGCCCTGTCGCCCGATGTCTGTTTTCCGGCTCATCCATGTCTACCGTTCTCCCCCCCGGAGTGTTGCAGCCACAGCTTACTTTGCTCCGCAAAAGCCTACTTCGCCTCGCCCCACGACGGCCCGATCTCGACGTCGCACTTGCTTGGCACCTCAAGTGGGACGGCGGTTTCCATGATCTGGGCCACGGTCCGCGCTTCGTCGGCATCCTGCACCGACATTGCGATTTCGTCGTGGATTTGGATGAGCGGCACGCGGCCTGTCTTGTAGATGTTGACCATGGCTTGCTTGGTCATGTCGGCTGCGGACGCTTGGATGAGCCTGTTGAGGGCTTTGTAGGTGTAGGCCCGGCGCAGGCGGGTTGTTGGCCCATAGGTGTCGATGGCTTCCTTGTAAGGGAGGGCTTTGTTCATGCCGAAGGTATCTGGCTCCCACAGGTCGAAGCGAAGTTGGCGGCCGAGCAGCGAGCGCAGGCGACCTTGGGAGGATGCTTCGTTCAGTCTTGCGTTGACGCCTTTGGACAGCCCCTTGACGAACGGCACCTTTTCGTTAAACTGGTTCATGATAGCTTTTGCCTGCTCGGACGAAACATCTAGTTGGTCCGACAGCTTATCTATGCCCATTCCATAAAGGATCGCCAGCCCGCAAGATTTTGCTAACTTTCTAGGCAGTCCTGTTATGTCTGACACCATATTGTGGAAGTCCGTCGCAGGATCGTTTCTGTATTTGTTGACGAACTCCGATGCGCCCAGCAATTCCGAGCCCCTCGATTTTCCATAGACATGCGCGTAGTGCACCAAGATCCGCGGTTCTTGTTGCGAGAAGTCGATGGCGGCCCACTGCTGGCCTTCCTCCGGCAAAAAGAGCGAGCGGATCATCGGACCCATCTCAGGATCGCGTGCAGGGACCTGTTGCAGATTCGGCGAGTTGTAACTGTTGTGGTGAATCAACCCCTGCGCGATAAATGAGTGATCCCCCTCTACTTCAATATCCCATACACATGCTTTTCCCACGGGCTCAATTTTCGCCACGGAGACGCATTGTGCAAACGCCCGTGGCCCGTCGCGGTGACCATCGCCAAGTTGTCTAACCGGTTGTTCGTAGGGTCCTCGTCTATATGATGAACTTGAAATCCGGCGGGCATTTCCGTCAAGCCCAAGGCTTCGCACATGACCACTTGATGTTCGAACACGTGTTTGCTGCCCGCTCGTCCGGTGAACCAACTCGGCTTCAACACTAAGACGTATCCTTTCCCGTCTGAGCACCGGCCTTTGTAGTTGTGGTGTAACTCCGCAGACTTTCCCTTCATAGGGTTCCTGTCGCCTATCTTCGATCTCGATAACCGAAGAACTCGTTCCCGTTCCCGCTCCTCCGGAGACAAAACGGCATGAACCATGGCTTGTGCGGTGTGCAGAGAAATTCGAAACCGCGAGGCCACTTCCGCGATAATCGGTTTCTCCTCTGCCATATAGGCTTGAACGACCTTTCTGCACAAAGCCTCGTCCTTCAACTGCGACTTGTTCACTGACATGATAGACCTCGTCACCCACGTTTAGATGCCCCACTGGGACCCAACCACGAGAGCATAGCACACGGTGCCCACGGGTACAAGTTACCGAGGCTCCATTTGATGTCGTAAGCCGAACCATGTCTTCAACGCCCTTGAAATAGCGGCGTACTACTTTCCTCCACTCACCTGTGTGGGTCTTTATTTTTTCCTTACCCGTAGGCTCATAAGATCCGATTTTTACGGGGCCAACATCAAGCTCCAGAACAGTATCCCCATGTAGGCACATCCTGCCCGATACAGTTCCGCCCTCATCCGATCTAATTTGGTTGATGTGGGCGTGGATGCGGCCGTCCTTGCCGCAGTGTCGCGTTATCGTATTGATAAAGGTGCCCGAGGTCTTGTTGAGGTTGCGCGCTTCAACGATCAGTTTTGCAACGGGATTTTGGTTGTCGGCGAGGAAGTTCTTGGTGAAGGACGGGGCGCCTTTTTCCGTTTTCGGAAAGGCGATGCCGAGTTCGTCGAAGGCTTTGGCCAGCGACTGAGCCGCCCAGATTTCGACATCCCACCCGATCTTTCGGCGCAGTTCTGCCAACACGGCCTTTTCGCGCTTGAGCAGAGCATCTCTGGTCCGTTCAACGCGCTCCGTGTCCACTCGGACGCCGCGCCATGTCATGTCGACGAGGCAAGGCAGGAGGTCCAGTTCAAGGGCCGTGATCTGTTGGAGCCCTTCCGTTTCGATCTTGGCGGCAAAGTGCTGCCAGAGTTCGAGGGTGAGGGTTGCGTCGGCTTCTGCGTAGGGCCCGACGTACATGGCGGGCATCTTCCACATCTCGGCTTTGGGGTCGATGCCGAAGGAGCGCGCTGCTTCGATCAGGTCCTTCTCGGACTTTGTCTTGTTGAGGTAGTCGTAGGCTACAGCATTGAGGCTATATGAGTAGCGGTTTTCGTCGAGCAGGGACGCGATGACCATCGTGTCGATGACGCGGCCGTTCAGCGTGAAGCCCGACGCCTTGATCCAGCCCATGTCGTACTGGGCGTTGTGCATAATCTTGTCGGCCGGGCATTCGAAGACGCGCTTGAGCCATTTGTTGACGATGCGCTCGTCGAGGTTTCCGCCGCCTTGGTGCCGGACGGGCAGGTATCCTGACCAGCCGTCAACGGCGATGGCGTAGCCGACGACGAACCCGTCATTGCGGGGCCAGCCCGGCCCAAATTCCTTGAGGTTCGGGTCGCAGGTTTCGAGGTCGATGGCGATCTTCGACGCGGAGGTGATGTCCGGGAGTTCAGACGGCGGCACCCATTCACTCTTGGGCGCGAACATGGCCATTTGCAGGCTCATTTCTCCGACATCCCCACAAACTCCGCCCCGAGGGCCGTGTACGCTGCCTTGTCGATCCACGAGTCTTTGTGGTCGAGCGTGACCAGCAGGCGGGACGTCTTCAGCCAGTCCATCATGAGGGCGACGTGCGAGGGCGTAAGCTCGCCGTGCGTTTCCAGTGCCTCGCCGATAATGAGGTTCCAGCCTTGGGCGATGCGGTAGTGCATCTGCCATGCGTCGCCGTAGTCGCGGGCGCGCTCGCCGTTGATGAGTGCCTTGGCCTTGTCCAGCGTTTCATCTCTCGTCACAGGTCATATCCTCTCGTTCTGTCTTCTGCCTCAACGATGTAAAGGTTCGTCTTCGTGCGGGTCACGCCGACGTAAAAGACGCGGTGCATGTCGTCCGGGTTCGTCATCGTCTCCTGCAATGCCGCGTTACTGAGGTCCGTGAATAGCACGACGTTGTCGGCTTCCCCGCCTTTTGATCCGTGGATCGTGGAGATTGTGATGCGGGGCACGGCATTGAACTTCTC